TTACCGATACCAACAGATGAATCTATCTTTACTTTAACCCAGTAAAGACCTATTAATACTAGAGTAAATGGAATAGCATCAGCCCAACTGATTTCATTCCATGCCTCTACGACATTTAACATTCCAAACATTAGTATAATCCAGGTAAGTTTGCAGCAGTGGTAGATTTAATTCCATCTCCTACTTCAGGTAATGGATCACCTTCTGATGGTGCTTCAGGTTCTAAAGTACCTTGTGCGATACGAATCTCTCTTAACTCTCCAAAGTTTTTCTTCTTCGTACCACCATCATACTCCCAAGCATAACCTTCTTCGATCATCTGTTCGTTGAGTGAGACAGTATCATCGCCAACGTATAACCAACCAAGAAGCCTACCATACTTACCCATGCCACCTTTGAGTTCAGTGCGTATAGTAAGTTCATGCTCCCCATTAATCGTATCCTCCAATGTATATTTCATCCAGTTAGTAGCATCTATTCCTAGTGCCTTCTCTTCTAAATCTCTTGTCCTCTTCTCAGGAGTATCGATACCTGCTATACGTACACGTTCATGCTTGTAAATATCAAATCCTAAGTCAATAACTACGTCAATGGTATCTCCATCAACTACTTTCGTTACTTCTGTCACTCGGAAGTTGTAACAACTCTTCCGACTTGGTGGGGTCATCTTGCCCATCGTTCATCTCCGCATAAGCCATCTTAAGTATATAGTAGATATACCAAGTAACAGTTGCAAGAAGTATAATCAATAATATATTGACAGACCAAACTACTTCAGACATGGTGCATCAAACAGGACTTCATTCATATAATTATCTGTCCATTCCTTATCAAACCATCTCTCTAGTATAGCACGTGTCTTGTCATTTCTCTTCTGACTCTCACAATACCAGATCTGATCATCCAATCTCTTCATGGTATTAACCCAGAAGGTATCTCTCTTAGTAGAGAGAACTAGATCACGATACTCCTTAAGATATAAGAGGACAATACAATAGAAATTTGCTTTGTCAATCTCCTCAGTCAGTCTTGTAAACTTACAGTATGGTGAGAAGATTTCATCACCCCACAGTGGGAGTGCTCTCCTACCACTAAAGGTAAACTTGTTACTAAGATTTCTTATCTCACTATAGAATTCCTCACCAACACCATGCACAGGAGAGACATCAACTATAGCAGCAGTGACTGTCTTACCATTGGATACGATATCACATCCAAATATAGGTAGTGCATAGTGAGGATCAGGAAAGAATACACAGTGTAGTATCTTTATCCCACCTATCTCTGCTTCTTCTATATGAATCTTCCTTAACTCAGGTGTCTTAAACATTCTATTACGAATGGTAAGATCATCCTTCTCAACTACCAAATTTGGTAGTGTTTCTACATCAGGTAAATCCTCAATAGTACTGAGGATCAACCCACCTATGTCTTCTGTTAACTCACGCATAACTAAAAAAGAATTCTTTAATCAATTGATCAGACTCTTCCTTACCGAAAGCACTCCCCAGATATCCTGAGATAGGATCTAACCTTATCATATAGGAATCAAAGTCTTTATAAAGTGTTGTATCTTCCCCAGTGGGTTTTGCTTCTTCTATCATCTCCTTATAGAGTGACAGATAATACTTGAATGTAGGTAGATATGTATTGACACTATCCATCTCACAATATCTCACAAAGATATTATCAGAGAAATGATTACCTGGCTCAAAGAAACGATAGGTCTCTGTAGTCTTGGGTAGAGGTGGTACCTTTAATAGGAAATTCTCTACTGGGTGTTGGAAGTCAAATACTATGATGCATTTCTTCTCACTAAAGCCCATGAGATCCATCCCAAAACAAGGTACGTTATGTCCTGTCTTAGGATAGATTATATTGTTATGAATATTGAGTTTCTTCTTATCCCAGATATCTACATGTCTGGATTTAATAAAGTACTTGCCAGAATATAAATCGGCAGTTAACTTAGTACCTTTCTTATTCTCCCAGTTAGCATGTTGACCCTCAAATCTCAGGTCAGGGAACGTGTTAAAGACTGCTTCCCTATAACCTGACCATAAGTCGGTCATAAATTTTCTTCTTGCTCTGTTAGAAGTACCAAATCAGATGTTGGTTTCCCAACACATGTTAGCACAAAACCTGCTTCAAGTTGATCATCATCTAAAAAGAATTGATCTTCTTGATCAACAGTCCCTTCTTCAATCTTCATTGCACATGAAGAACATGCACCAGCACGACAGGAATAGTTATGGTCTAAACCCGCTTCCTCCAGTGCATCTAAGATAGATGTATCTTCGTCACATTCAAAGGTGTTAACTTCCCCATCAGGTGACTTAAGTGTTATACTAGCCATTTATAATATACAAGGCAATGTTATTTATTCTACATGAATAACGCCTTTCATGCCAGCCCCCTCATGAGGTGCACACTTAAAGTTAAAGTCTCCTTTGTCAGCAAACACAATCTCTTGTGTTTCACCTGGACTAAACATCAATGCTTCTCTTGATAGATCTGCTCTACCATCTACTATGATGTTGTGAGGAGGTAATGCGTTGTTAACGAATGTAACTGTATCTCCAGCAGAGACCGTTACTTCACTTGGTTCAAATACTAGGTTTCCATTGGATCCCATTTGTATTTCTACTGCGTATGCTGATGATGCAAATACTATTGAAAAGCATAAGCAGCATATCATGATTGTCAATCTACTCATCCACCACATAATTTCATGTTTATATTTAATTATAATTGTAGTCATATTACTTCTCCTTCGTGGCATAGTCAATAAAATGAGGATGCTCCCTTAATGCAGGGACATCCTCTTTGCTATGCTGAATCGCTTCGTATGCGTCTATTGCATACTCACATATCTCGTAATGCTGTAACAGTGCGTCGTGATATCCGACGGTATACTTAGTCTGGGGCATGATTATTTCAATCCCAATGTGTAAGTATTTATACTTTTTTGTCTAATTTTTCCTCTGCTTTTATGCGTTCCCTGACCATCTTTGCATAGTAAACTTCCTGCTGGGTGTACCAGTCAGGATGTTTCTTTGCTGCCTTGATAAGTTTCTTTGCTGCCTTCTTATCCTTCAAGAATTGATTTGCGATGGTCCTCTAAAATACTTGTTTATAACTTCTACTTGATCATGGTACCTTGAGATCTTATCGAGCTCTTGACCAATAGCTTCGGTGATATCAGAATGCTCTCCGATACCTACAGGATGTTCTAGGTATACATTAACGTTTACCTTATGCTTTTCAATTTCACCTTGAGCGTGTGCTAGAACTGCTCTTAATAATTGTTCTCTCATGTGTATAGCCATTGTTTATTCAGTTAATTTAGGGTTCTTAGGGCAAAGTGCCTCATGCTTCTCAATATAATCACAAGCACGTTTATGTCCCTGCGGTGCTTTTAAACCGCAGTAGATACATACCGTACGTGTGAATCCTGGACTAGCCATAGTGGTAACTTGGTTTATTTGTTTTACTAGAAAGTTTCTTACCTCTGACTTTAGTGCCAGAAGTTTCACCTGATCCTTTCGGGTGCTTACCTGCTTTGGTCTTACCTACGTTGACTGACTTACCTGGTTTCTTAGACTCAGTATCGTGCAATCTTGCTGGCTTTCCCTTATCTTTAGTTATAACACTTTCTTGACCATGTTTTCTCCCTAGTCTACGCATTACTTTTCCAAACCTTCGCTTGGACATGCCCTTTCCTGGAGAAGTTTGATAAGAAACTTCACGTCCCTTCTCACCTGAATCATATTTATACTCACCGACTCCTTTCTTGTAGCCGATTCCTTTTTTCTTTAGGTCTTTTTCGAGCCCCTTGCGGGACTCTTTATTCTTTTTTGCGTCTGTACCCCTGTCAGCACTAATGTTACCAGTCTGTTGTGTATTAGACTTCTTTATCATTCTAGAAGTAGGGTTACCCTCTGCCACAAATTCTCTAAATGACTTGAGTGGTGCATCCTCCTTCACATGATCAGCAGCCTTGTATAGAGGTTTGCCTGTCTTGGCATTCTTCTTACCTGACTTGTATCCTTTCCATGCAGGAGTGTTACCTTTCTTGTCAGCATTAGTAACAGTATACTCTTCCTTTGCTTCTTCCTTACGTTTAGATGCAGCAGCCTTATAGAATTTGGATGCTTGCTTAACTCTCTTAGCAGCACCTGCCTTGTCTCCAGCAACCGCTTTCTTACCACGGTCTTTATCAGCAGCTCTAGATGCTGCACTAAGAGTATCAGCAGAGATCTCTGAGATTACTTCTTCATTTTTCATAATAGCTCCCTTACCATGTTTAGCGGTGATCTTTGCTTTAACAATATCAAGTGCAGATTTGCCCTTGCCATACTTTTTCTCTGTCTCTTTTTGTAAGACAGTCTTACCTTTGATCTTTTGATTGTCAGGTGTACGTTTACTGGGTTTCTTATCAGACCCATCGTGTCCTATACCATACTTTACGAGACGATCATCTCGCATCTTATCGTAACCTTCCTCATTAACCCTGTTCTTAGCATTTGAATGATGTGATGAATCACCAAATGCAGGGTTGTTTTTATATGGGGCTGATTGCTTCTTCTTTTCTGCTGATAACTTCTTTGCTTTCTTATCAAGAAAATCTTTCATCGCACCTTTTGCTTTACCATCTCCCTTATAGAGACCGTAAGAGGTACCTTCCATCTCAACATACTGAGACTTGTCACCTTTCTTCTTCTTATCGCCACGATCAGATCTATGGAGTGCTCTCCTTAGTTTACCGTGAGAAGCAACGCTGTGACTAACACCAAACCTACGGACATTTCTATCCTTCTCTTTGGTTTCAGGAGACTTACCTTTGTCAACCTTAGCCTCATCGATGATATTCTTATTATGTTGTTTAGTGGTGTGGTCATGTGAACCGCACTTACCACAACAAGTATCTTTAGACACGTTAGCCTCCAACAACTTGGACTTGCTCTACAATCACATCAGCACTACCAGCAGTTAATTTAACTGCACGTTGCACTACAGGTCTTGTACCAGCTTCAACTTTAGCAGATGCTAATGCATAATCAGCAGATGCACCAGATGCATCCAGATCAGTAGTAATAGTAGAATCAGTAATAGATGCTACTTTCTTTCCACCACTTGCAGCAGAGACAAACGCTGCAACAAATGCAGTGTCACCACCATTGGCAGTAGAAATGTAATCTTGAGCTGCGAAGTTATGTCTCTGTCCAGCACCACCTGTGATAGTAAGTACTGTAGGATTAGCATCAGTTGCTGCTTCTATTGTTGCAGACTTTGCTTTACCAATTGAGATTAACTCAGGGACTCCTGCTGCCAAAGTGATGGCAGGACCAGCATCAACCTGTATAGATGACGCTGAAGTTGCTAGGACACGCACTACACCAGACTTAACTGTGAGGTATGCGGTTCCAGAACCACTTACTGTTTGCGTATCTAATACGTTTAATACCGACATTTTAAAAATACCTTTACTAGATTATTTATCTTGCTTTTGTTTTAGAAATTTAGCAAGTTCTGCTGTACTACCAACAAACATGGTGTTGTTAGTTACTGGTTGTGCTTGAGATTTGTTTGGATTCTCAATATCGTTAACCTTCTTTTGAAGATCAACTAACTTATCAGCGACATCTCCTACATGTTTAATGAGTTGCCCTGCTACTTCATACGCCCTTGGTTGATCACCAGCCTGAGCCACTTCGAGGATACCGTCCACCGCTTCCTGACCTTTTTCAATAAGCGAGTAGAGATTCCCCCTCGTGTATTCATAATCTTTTTTAAGTTGTTGCGACGTTGACGCTGGTACAACTTCCACTTTAGGCTCCGTCTTAGGAACGATAGATGTCTCCACGTCCATAGCTTCTTCGATCCCATCAAACTGCTTCATCTGTTCCTGTCACTGGGTTCCATTGTTTAGAGTCCACAAACTCACTTGTCAATTCATTGAATCCAAAGTTGTCATCTGCATCAGCAGTGACTGGATCAACTTCTACTGAGTACCTGACCTCTCTTGGTGCATTAGGTGCATTCTTAGTGTCAGCACTGTAGTCAACAATTGCCTTCTTGATAACCTCACCAGACTTGTCTTGGACAGGACCGTATAGGTAAGTCTTAGCAACAAATTGTAACGTATAAACTAATGTCCTACGAGTATCGTAGTCACCCTCATACACATCTTCATAGTCAATGGAAGTTAATGTAACAGGGTAGTCTCTCTTCTCATCCATTGTGGGGACAAGGTTCAAAGTAATATTGAAACTTGGTTGAAAGAAAGGTAGTACTTGCTCAAGAATCTGAAGACCATCGTCTTGATTCTTTGCCATGATTGCCAATTCAAAATTCAAATTATATGGTACTGGCATGAAAGATTTAAACTCTTTACCATCGGCTTGTGTATTCCGAATGTATTGAGTAGGAGATACTTTCCTAGTAGCATCATAATTAAATCCTTGTATTTCAAAGGACATCCTAGGAAGAGTGATCTGAGTCTGAGTCTTGTTAAGACCAACAGAACGTAAACGTTCTAAAAACTTTTGACGAGGACCATATGCCAGAGGCACCTTCATGACTTCAGTCTTTCCCGATGTCACACGACGCAATTCAATATTATTGAACAACGTACCAAATCCGACTACTGTCTTCTTGATAATTTCGTGATATGAATAGGTTCCTAACATTAGATACTACTTCCTTTATTTCCAAACTCACCAAAGGGGTTACCTTCAGTAAAGTCAATGATATTATCAGCCTGAGTTTCAATCTGCCAGTTAGCCTCAGAGTCTGAGTTTTGATTATTTAGTGTGTTATATGTAGCACTTGTCCAAGCAGCACTAGATGTGTTACCTGTAAGTGTCTCAGGTATAGCAAAGATGCCAGACCTATTGTATACCACCAACTGACGTGTGGCACTATTCCAAGACTTAACTGTAGCAGTTACATTAGAGTTACCACCTGTAACTATCTCCTCAGCAACGAAGTCTCCAGTACCACCCTCAGCAACATTAACACTTATTGCATTGGCATAGTTGACCTCAACTGCATCAACCTCAGTGATTCCTGTCTCGAAGTCTTCGTCACTGAACTGGAAGAGCTCACATCTGAGTCCCCAAGTATATTGTTTACCCAACGTGAAAAATGGTACTTCATACTCGACAAACTGGATCTCAAAGATCTTATTTGCCATTGGGAAGTATACGAGATCGCCTTCATTTGGTCTACCCTCTACGATAAGTGTTGCGTTGTCATCTACAGCAGCAGTGAACCTAGTACGTGATATGACAAAGGTACATTGATCTGCTATCTGCACACCAAACTTGGTGAACATGTCACCATCACCTCGGAATCCTGTATTGTCTTCTATATAAGCTTCTATTAAATATGCACCCTCAAACTTTGACATTGTGTCTTCACCGAAGACAGTATCTTCCTTTACTAAAGTCCTAGGGATATAGTATACATCCTTACCAAACATCGCAATCTGCTCGTTAACAAGACTCTGTTGTAAGTCTTGCTCACCTGTTGTACCTTGAGAGAAGTAAGTGTTAGTAGCCATTATCCTATCATATCAAGTGGTGGAGTTTCCCATTCTGTACGTAGTTGCTCATCCAAATCTTTTAACTCTTGGACTGCATCATTGTATATCATCTCTCCATTTAACGTAACACCACCTGGCATCTGGACGTTTTGGAAT